CTGCTCCAGTCGGCGAGGAGCAATCACAGGGCGAAAACACTCAGGTCGCCACTGAGACACAGCCAACAGATCAAGAGATCAATTGGCGCAGGGCTAATGAGACAATGAAGACTCAAAGCGATGAGATCAGACAGCTCAAACAACAGCTTTATCAAATGCAACAAAAGCCAGAAGACCCTAAGTCTAAATACGGCGGTAAAGATGCAGATGATTTAACAACTTTCGAAGATGTAGACAAATATTTCTTATCTAAATCAAGAGAAATTGAGCAGAAATTTGCTGAGCTTGAGGTTAAGTCTCGTTATTCCGATTACGATAGTGTGATTGCAAAATATGGAGCGCAGTTGCCTGAAAGTGTTAAATACGGGATCTTAAACGCAAAGAATCCTCATATGGCTGCCTATGAAGCATGTCAAATGCTTGCTGAAAAAGATAAGCTTTTAAACACTGTTAGCGATAGTGCAAAAAGAGTAAAAGACAACCTTGGTAAAGTTGGCAGTGCTAGCTCAGTAGGTAATTCTGGTACTCTAAGCGAAGCTAAGAGATTTGAAAATATGAGTATTGAAGACGTTTTAGCTCACAGTAATAAGATACTTGGCAGGTAATCATAGCTCCTACAAAGGAGATATAAAATGTCAAATATTACAGGTACTTCTAAGATTGATCCAGGAGTAAACAATTATTATGATAAGTTGCTATTAGCTCGTTCTATGCCTTATCTAATTCACATGAAGGGTGCTCAACAACGCAATCTTCCAGCTAAAATGTCTGATACAATGAAATTCAGACGTTATTCAAACCTAAGCCTTGCTAAGACTCCATTGACAGAGGGTGTTACACCTGCTGGTCAAACTCTAAGCAAGGTTGATATGACTGTTCAACTTGATCAGTACGGTGATTACATCGTTTTAACTGATAAAGTTCAATATGTTGTTGAAGATGAAGTTCTAAACGAAACATCAGATCTATTAGCTCAACAAATGGGTGAAACTCTTGACGAGCTTACTAGAGATGCTTTGAACTCAACTGCATCTGTTACTTATTGCCAATATGGTACTAACGGTGATGCAACAGCTACAGAACTTACTTTCCAAGATATTCAAGGTGTTGTTAAAGGTCTAATGGGACAGAGTGCAAAAATGTTTACTAATATTGTTAGTGCATCAAACAAATTTGCTACTGCTCCAGTAAGAGCTTCTTATATAGCTCTTTCTCATACTGATCTATTAGACGATCTTGAAGATGTAGATGGTTTTACATCTGTTGCTAACTACTCAAATGACAAAGGTTTGGATGAATCAGAATGGGGTTCAGTTGGAAACACTCGTTGGTTCCTATCACCTTTAGGTTATGAATTAGGTGGTTACTATAGTTCATTTATCTGTGGTAAAGAAGCTTATGGTATCAGTAAGCTTAACGAACTTTCTGTAGAGAATGTATTTAAACCTCTTGGTCATGGTGATGATTATCTTAACCAACGTTCAAGTATGGGCTGGAAGAGTTGCTTCGCAGCGCGCGTGCTTAACGACAACTTTATGACTAAGTTGGTATCATCACACTCATAACTAGGTGTGGGTGCTAATCACCGAGTTAGCACTGCTTTTTGAAGTTGATTTTATTCTAGCAACTTTCCTAAAATAAATCAAACCAAATAAGGTATGATATGAGAATTTGCAAGAAATGTAATCAAGAGAAACCATTAGAAGACTTTACTGGACCTAAATCAGCGTGTTTAGAATGCCGTAAGAAAGCTAGAAAAGCTACTTTAGCAAAGCATGCTGAGAAGAATAAAGCAAAGTGTAAACAATGGTATTATGACAATAGAGAAAGAGTATTAGAAGAACAGAAGGCTAAGTATGCTTCAAATGAAGAATATAGAGCTAATAAAAGGGCTTCTAATGCTAAATGGGATGAAGCTAATAAAGAATATAAAAGAGCTAAAGACCGAGAATATTGGAATAAGCACAAAGATTTGATTAATGCTGAAAGGCGAGATCAAAGAAAGCCTCTTGATGAAAAAGAAAAACTTGCTAAATCTTTGTATATGAAAGAATATTACAAAGATAATAAAGAATATATTTTAGATAGAAATAAAGAATATCAACGTAATAATAGAGAAGCTTCTTATATTAGAAGGGATAAATGGGAAAAAAGAAATCCTGAAAAAGCTAAAGAAACTAGAAATAGATCAGTAGCTGAATGGAAGGATAAAAACCCAGATAAACTTAAGGCGCAATCTAAACTTCAAAAAGCAGTGCAGATGGGCAAAGTGATTAAACCAAATATGTGTAGCTGGTGCGAACAAGAACAAAGCTCCAGTAATATAATAGGCCATCATCATGATTACTCTAAGCCATTAGATGTAATCTGGCTCTGTAGAAAGTGCCATGGCCGTATACATAGGAAAGCTTAAAAAAGAGGTTTAAAATGGCTTTTATTGAAAAACATAGAATTCAGTCTGCAGGTTCTGCTTATACTGACGAAGTGGGTTTTTACCCAGATACCATCGAAGTATGGAACGCAACTAAATGGGCAACAGATGCTACTAAAGTAAAATTTTACTGGCATCGTGGTATGGCTGCTGGATATTCTCTTTCTGAACTTACAGAAGATTCTTCAGCAAACCGTGCTATCGACAGCTCAAACGGTTTCACTGTGCTAACAACTTCATCTTGGACAGACAACCAAACTGCTATTACAGGTGCTACACAAGCTAATCCTTGCGTACTTACTGTAACATCGCATCCTTGGACTGCTGCTAATAATGGCGAAGCAATTAGAGTTCGTGATGTAGTTGGAATGACTGAACTAAATGGCAACTTCTACAAGATGACATATGTAGATGCTAACTCTATTTCTTTAGACGTAGATGCTAGCGGATTCACTTCTTATACTAGTGGTGGTATTGCATATAACATCTCTCAAAAAGTATACAACAGCGGTAGCTATAGAGTTACTCTAGGATCTGTTGTAGCTGGAAGTTCTTCAGATGTACTTTATGTTGAGTACCGTCAGGCTGACCAATATACTGATAGAGGCGACGTAGCATAGTAATAGCTATGAATACATGGGCTGGTTAGTTCCAGCCCTATTTTAGCATCTGGGGGCTTTAACAATAGGAGAAGAAGATGACTAAAAAGATTGTATTTGAAAAAGTATTAATGAACGTTCCGTATTGCAAAATTATATTACGCAATATGCTTAATGATGAAAATGGAGCTGAGTTTTCATATAATAACGTTCCGGTTAAAATAAAAGCTGGCGAAGAAATAGAGATAAAAAAAGAAATAGCTGATTATTTAGATTCTATTTCAATCCGTAAATCAAGATATGTACATACTGGAGCTCACAATACTTTAGGAACAAAAGAGTACTATGAGCAAAAAAGATTCATTATTCAATATCTTGATACATACGAAAAAGAAGAAATGGTTAGACGTCCTAAACAAGACGAACCAGAATTAGAAGTTAAAAAAACTAAAACTAAGGCATAGTTATGAGTTTAAGTCTTTGGTCATTGGGGGACATTAAAACTAAAATCCGTAATATTACTGGATATTTAGATACAGAAGATTTAAGCGATGCTGATATTGTTAAATCTATTAATCGTTATTATCAATTATCATTTCCTCTTGAGGTACAGCCTCTAGAGTTGCAAAATTGGTTTGAATTTGATCTTATTGTTGGAACGGATGAATATGATCTTACTACACAAACAGATAGCACAACATCTAATACATTTGCAGATGGATATTTAACTATAGCATATCCATTTACTGTAGACGGTTATAATGTTAATGTATGCGAAAATCCTCAAAGATTTTATTGTAAATGGCCAGAAACAACAACTTATGACCAAACTAGACCTACAGATGTTCTTTACTATAATCAAAAATTACTATTTAGAGCTCCGCCAGATGATTCTTACAGTGTTAAATTCTCTACTACCATTAAGCCTAATGCTTTTCCTAATGTTGATCCTGATAATGAGTACCCAATACAAGAAGAATGGGGCCCAATAATTGCTTATGGAACAGCTATAGAAATAGCAGAAGATAATAGTGATATTGAAACAGTTCAAAAAATATCTTTACGTCATGAAGAGATTAAGAATAGACTAATGCGTAAAGTTAATTTTCAATATGATATACAAAGATCATATCCAAAATTTTGAGGTAAATAATGGCTTGGGATTCAACAAAACCAGCAGATAATGAAAGAATTGGAGCAATAGCTACAGAGATAAGAGCTAACTGGACAGCAATAGCTGCAGTAGTTGGAGTAACTAAATTAGCTAATGGTACTCCTATTGTGGATGCTATACCATCAGGAAACACATTTACAATGTGGATATATGCAGATACTGCACCTACAGGATGGACAGCGGTAGCAGCTATTGGTGATGAACTTTTAGCTGTAAAAGGTGGAACTACATACACAACAGGTGGTGATGTTGCTGGTGCTTGGGATTTACCAGAACATACTCTTACAGTAGATGAAATTCCAGCCCACTCTCATACATTACAAGTTTATACTGATATATCTGGGGGAGGTGCGAGAATACTTTCAAGAGAATTAGCTGGATCAGGAGCTACAACATCTGAAACAGGTGGAGGAGATCCTCACTCTCATGGTGATACATATAGACCGACAGCAAGAGTTGGAATTTTAGCATCTAAGGATTAACATGAAAGATACTTGCTTATGTGAAAAATGCCCATTATGGAAGAAATACTACTCTAGAAAAAATGGTCAATGCTGTCCTAATTATATAGAGACATCATGGACATCTAGAGAAGATAATCAACCTGTATTAATAAAAGATTGTGCTCCTAAGAGATCTGTTCTTATGATGATGGATATGCAGAATAGACTATTTGGAACACAACAGGCAGCAGAACAAGCAAGAAATAAAAGCGAAAAAGTATCTCAAGAGCTTTTGGCTTTTACAAATATTATAAGAAAAGCAAGTAATGCAAATATTTTAATTGAGGACTCAGATGACATACCAAAGCTTTCTAATAGCTAACTTTGATGATGGTCAAAGAACAGATAGAGAAGCCTGGCAGATTCCAGCAAATGCTTTTGAGAGTCTTCAGAATTATTATATTGATAGGGGAATTCTAAAGAAACGCAAAGGTTATACAGTATACCAGCGCTTTCCAGAATTCAAATCTGACTCAGATACAACATCATATACTATAACTGCAATTTCTCAAGCCAATCCAGCAGAGATTACAACATCTACAGCTCATGGATTAACAACAGGAGATGAAATTACTCTTGTTGATATTCAAGGAATGACAGAACTTAATAATAAATATTTTACTATTACTGTAACAGCACCTACTACTTTTACATTAGATGGAATAGATTCTACTTCATATTCTGCATATACTACAGCTGGAAGCGTCTATCTTCTTCCAGATACATCTATAATGGGAATAATGAATTACATCACCTCAACTGGCGGTAAAGAGCTTTTAATAGCTAGTAAAGAAAGATTGGCATTATATGATTCAGTTGATGGAAATCTAGATCCTATTAAATCTTTTAGTCAGTCAACATTAGATGTTGGTGATGGAACTACTGGTTATTCTGGAACTTTATATCAATTTCCAATAATAGCTGGAACATTATCTATAACTGATGGAACGGAGAGTTTTACAGATGACGGAGCAGGAAATCTTACAGGTAGTGCTGGGGGCACTGGCAGTATTAATTATACTACAGGTATTTGGTCAGTAACATTTAATGTAGCACCAGTACAAGATACTATTATATCAGCAACATATGATAGTCAAGCAAACATCTTTTCTGGAGACAATAGCAATTTCTTTAGTTGGGAAAACTATGATGATAAATTATGGTTTTGCAATGGTGTAGATAGAATAATGTCTTATAATGGAATTACATTAGATTTTCCTGTTATTGATCCAGCTAATACTGTAGGAGACCCAAATAGCGCTGATTTAGTTACTACATGTAAACATATCAAAGCATTAAGAGAAAGACTAGTCTTATTTAGGACATTCGAAGGGGGAGGAGAATATCCACAGAGAATAAGATGGTGTCAGAACTCTAATACTTCAGTATGGAATGATACTATTGCTGGTCAGGGTGATTATCTAGATGCTACAACAGGAGATTTTCTTCAAGGCGTAGAAGTTCTATATGAAGATGCTGTAATATTCTTTGATAAAGATCTTTTTGTTCTTAGATATACTGGAGATCCAAATAGTGTATTTAGATTAGATAGAAAGGATTCTGAATTTGAATGCCAATGTCCATATGCTGTGTCTGGATTAAGTAGTTTTTTAATATCTTTAGGTAAAGATGGTATTTTTGGATACGATGGCAATAATCTTAAAAGAATAGACGAAAAGATTATTGATTTTGTTCAAGGTATCGATGCTGATTATTTTGAAAAATGTTTTGCTTATAGAGTGGATGATTTAGAGCAACTTTGGATTACATATGTTAAGGCTGATACTCAAGATCCTATGACAGATTCAGATAATATCTTAGTATGGAACTATAGAGAAAATGTATGGTCAACATATGATATACCACTTTCTTGTATTGGAGAATATGGTCTAAATGGAGACAAAAGATTATCTGATTTTGGAGAAGATGAGACACTTCAAGATTATGCTGAAGACAGACTTAATTCATTCCAATTTCAATCTAATGTTCCTATTATTTTAGGTGGTGCTCATGATGGTGGAGATTATGGTGGTTATATCTTCCAGATGAATACTTCATATAATGATAATGGTTCTAATATCAATGATATTGCATTAACATCTAAATTCAACCCATTCAATGAATCTGGACAGAATACACGTCTTGGAATGATAGACTTCTATACGACTAACTTTTATTCATCAGATGCTGATATATCATTCTATGTTAATGAAAGAACAGAACCATATAAAACAAAGACTTTAACAATGGTTAAAGATGACAATAGTGATAAGATATGGAAACGCATTCATATTGGAACAGTAGGCAATACACATCAGATAAAAATATCTGACAATTCTAATAATGATTCTGTAGAAATTCATGGTATGAGACTTTGGTTTGAACCTGTTGGAAGAGGCTTAAAATGATACCTACAAATATATATGTCGATAATAATGTAGATGATATGTCTCTTAAGATGAAAGATTCATATACAGAATTGGCTAGAGCAGTTAATGGAGTAGTAGAATCATTTACACCAACTTTATATGGATCAACAACAGCTGGTACAGTTACATATACAACTCAAACTGGCTGGTATTATAGACAAGGAATATTAATAGATGTATTTTTTAATGTTCAATGGTCTAATTGGGTTGGAGGATCAGGAGACATAAATTTAATGCTTCCATATACTGTTTTTAATAGCACTGATGATATATTTAATGGTACAGTAGGTACAAATAATTTGAATTATGCAAATGCTTCTGATACATATGTAACTATGCGATTAGATTCAAATTCTAAAAAAGCTTATTTTGTTTCTCATCAATATGGTGGAGCAGAAGGTAATTTACAAGTACAAGCATCAGGTGGTTTATGTGGTTCTATTAGATACATAGGCCAGGTAAATCAATAGGGGGGAGATAGAAATGCCAAAATTGTCAGAAATTATTTTTGGTAAAAAAGGTGGAGTATCACAATTAAGTAATCTTACACCTGAACAACAAGCTTCATTAGCTCAAATTCTTGGTATTACACAAGATCAATTGCCAGATATATTTAAACAGCTTGGTGAATTTGATATAGGTGATCAATCAGCATATCAGCAAGGTTCTGCTGCTTTAGAAGATTTACTTAAAGGTTTTGATACAGAGCAAGCAACACAGCAATATCAAGAAGCTATTGCAAGACCAGCTATTCAGCAATTTAATGAACAGGTATTGCCAGGTATTCAAGAAAGATTTACTGGTTCTGGTTCAGGAAGAGGAAGTGCTGCTCAACGTCAATTAGCTCAAGCTGGAACACAATTACAATCTAATCTTGCCAGTGGTCAAGCTAGCTATTTGCAACAAGGTGAAGCTCAAAATAGGCAAGCTCAATTAGGTGCTCTTTCTCAAGCTCTTGGTTTTGCACAAGCTCCACAACAATCTTTATTAGCAAATTTGGCTCCATTGCTACAATTACAACAACTTGGTTTGGGAACACAGGCTTTCCAAAATGTTCAAAGACAAGGCACTGGTGGTTTATTTGGAGGTATTCTTGGTGGATTAGGCGGTGCTGCTGGATCTAGTTTGTTTAATAGATTATTCGGAGGTTAATAATGGGTATACCTTTAATAACAGTTGGAAATGAGCCACAGCAAGCTTTAGAACAAGGTCTGGCTTATGGACTTAATCAAGGAATAAATGCTCTTGTTAATGGATTTCAGCAAAAAAGACAGCAAACTAAGACTGCTGCAGGATTAAAAGATCTTGCTAAAAGTCTTGGTTTAGAACTATCTGAAGATGAGGCTATGAATATTGCAGGTATGCCACCAGAGTTACAGAAATTAGGAATTGGGGCTTTGTCAACTCGCCAACAACAACAAATATCTGCAGAAGGTAAATTAGTTGATGAAAGAACAGCTCAAGCTTTAAGTAAAGCTTCAGGAGGTAAAATTCCAGCTAATGAATTTATAGGTCAACCGTTACAAGCAGCTAATGCTTTACTAAGAGCTCAAGAAGTATCAGGTGTTACTGGACAAGAACAGGAAAAGAAATTTCTTGATGTAAACGTAAAACGAGGAGAAGATCTTTCTACAGCTGCTGATGATGCTAAATCAACATTAAACATATCTAATGAAATGATAGATTTAGTCCAAAGTGGTGCTACAAGTGATACATTAAGTAATCTTGTAGAAGAAAGTAATATTAATGCTCTAAAACCATTTTTTGTTACTCCTGGAACAAAAGCTTACAAAGCTGGATTTAAAAGTTTATTTGGTGATTTTAAAACTACTTTTGGAGCACGTCCAACGCAATACGAAGCTCAATTGTTCGAGGCTGGGTTGCCGTCTCTTTTATCATCAGATGATGCTAAAATTGCATCACTTTATATGTATCAAGCACCTAGACTTGAAAAACAAATAAAGAATGAAGCTCATCAACAGGCCGTTGAAGAACTAGGTTATAATGCTTCTCCAGTAGCTATTAAACGTAGACAAGAAAAAATTGCTTCTAAACAGATTGATCAATTGTGGCAAGATACTAGAAATAAAATTTTTGGAATGATTTATAAAGACATTAATCTTCCAGAAGGAAAAGCTCTTTATTGGGATGTCAAAAATAAAACTTCTGTATTAGGAGATTTGTCTGGAAGAAATAAAGCAGCTGAAAAAGGTTTATATCTTATTGGAGATTAAAAATGGCATATGCTGGATTAGAAGGTTTTGAAGAATTTTCTTTAAATAGACAAGAAAACAGATCAAAAAAAGAACAAAAAACATTATCTTCTGGTTATTCTGGATTAGAAGGTTTTCAAGAAGTTGATTTAAATCAATTCAGAAAAGGTAAATCTTCTATGGAAATACCAGAAGAAGAAGGTACTTTAATATCTTCTGTTAGAACAGCGCTTCAAGCACCTCTAGGTTATGCTAAAAAATTTACATGGCCAGCTGATTTGGCAAAATTTATAGGTCAAACTGAATCATTACAAGAAATAGAAGAATATATCCAGCAATTACCTGAACTAAGAAAAACATTTCCTCAGATGGAATTTCCTGAATTAGATATTGAAAAATATCAACAGAGTTTTGAACGTTCTGGTAAATATTTCCCAACTCAAGAAAATATTGAAAGAATTGTTGAGGAAAGTACAGGTGCTCCATTGCAACCTAGAACTAGAGCACAAGGATTGGTCAGGTTGGGTGGAGAAGCTGCTGGATTTAAAGAAGGCGGAATTAAACCTAAGGTTTTTGCTGGTGCAATAGCTCCAAGCTTATCAAAAGGTCTGGAAACATTAGGAATGAGCGAAAATGCTGCTGATGCAACAAGCTTACTTCTATCTCAACCATCTTATAAAAGCATTGGTGAATTAGATCCTAAATTAGACAAACTTGTTAGTAGAGCTAAGAACATAGGTTTTACTGAACGTGAAATAGCACCATTGTTACAGTCACCTACAAAACAAAAAGTATTTACAAAATTAATGTCTAAAGGAGCAAAGACTGAAAAGCTTACAAAAGATATTTATGAATTATTAGGAAAAGGATATAAGGATCTTGAAAATTCAGAAGCATTCCAAGTACCACTTCCACAAGAACGTTTTGATTACCATTTAAATCAGATAGATGATCTTATCGCTAAAGAAATCCCATCAGAACTTGGAAATAAAATTAAAGGTGATCTTGAACAATTAATAAAATCCAAAGGTACAGCTGCTGATTTTTCAAACTTACATACAGATTTGAATTATTATATTTCTAAAGGTGATGGAAAACTTGGAATTTTAAAAGATCCTATTCAAAAAGCTATTTATGAAGCCGCTCCTATGGAAGCTGAAAATTTTTATCTTACTAATGAATTGTATTCTAAGTTTGCTCCTGTTAGGAAAAAGTTAAAACCTACTGACTTAGATAAACTTATTACAGTTGGTGAGGTACTTGGAGTAAGTGGAGGATTGATTTCTTCTGCCGTAACAGGTAGCTTTATGCCAATAGCTAGTGTTTTAGGCCTTCCATTAGCAAGAAAGTTTTCACAAGAAATGTTGACTAATCCAAAGTTATTTAATCTAGCTAATAAATTTGCTACATCATCTATCAAAACACAGCGTAGCATTATTAAAAGAATAGCTGATGAATTTGATGATATAGAGCCTGAAATAGCTAAACAATTAAGATCTAAAGATCTTGAAGAATAAATACAAAAGCTCCTGCTGATAAAAAGCATATTGTTGATAGTAGTAAAATCATTCTACGTGTCTCCAGGTTCTTCCAGCAATTGCATCATAAATAGTATCTTTATGAAATCCTAATTTTTCACCTATCTCTTTATAAGTATATTTCCCAGTTTCATAAAGATTTCTAGCTTCAATTACTTTTTCTTTTGTTAAAATACTTTTTTTAATATCTTCGCCTTTAGGTTGGCGTCCTTTATTTATTTTATCAAGATTATTATCATATCTTGTCCCTAAGAATAAGTTGCTGGGAGTAACATCTTCTGGAACATCATTTTTATGACAAACACACAGTCCTTCTGGAATATGATCTACATATAATTCATATATTAAACGATGAACTAACCACATCTTTCCGTTATATTTTATTTTTCCATATCCTCTAAAATTAACATTTCCAATCCAAATCCAGCTTCCAGAAGATTTATCGATGTATTTTTCTAATCTTTCTAATATTGGAACAGCACAAGATTTTCCATTTTTTGCTGAAATTTCTTTCATTAAGCAACCACAGCTTTTTGTATGTTCAGATCTTAAACTATTTGATCTAGTTATTATTTCATTTCCACAATCGCAAAGGCACTTCCAATAAGATTGTCTATTTTTTGAATGTGAATATTCAATAACAGTTAAACGATTAAACTTTTGACCAGATATATCTATAATATTTTTTCTAGAAATATCTATATTTTTTTCTTTACGAAAACATCCACATGATTTTGTATTTCCTCTTTTAAGACTTCCTGATGATACATTTTTTTTGACACCGCACTCACAAATACATTCCCATACAACAGATCCAAATTTAGTTCTTCCGACTTCTTTTAAAACAATTAATCTTCCGAACTTTTTACCAGTAAGATCAAGTTTTTTCATTATAAACCTTCTCCCTTTTTAGAATTTCTTTATAAATAATTCTAGTTAAGAAGACTCTCATAGATACATCTTCATATAGTGCTGCGTATTTTAATTTCTTAAAAAGTTCTTCATCTATTTCTATATTTAATCTTTTCATCATAACCTCTTTGAAACAATGATAATTTTATCACTAAAATAAATATAATCCAATACTAAAAATTAATTTAATTGTAGAATTGAGAAAACCTTAAATTAGAGGAGGTTATAATGGTTAATAAAAGAGCATATGGAATAGGAGAGTCTCTTATTGATATATTCCATTCTCCGATTATTGGAAAAAGAGCACCAACAACAGCTGATAAAAAATATAAAATAGGTCAATCTTGGATTAATTCTTCAGAAAATATAGCTTACATTTTGACTTCAATTGGTTCAGGAGGAGCAAATTGGGAGATTTCGAGTAATTCTGGGGGCGCTGCAGCCACATCTCTTTACGTCGTATCCGCAGACGGCGATGCAGACTTCGAAACAATACAGGAAGGTATTGATGCAGCTAACTCTACTGGAAGTGGAGGCTTAGTCTACATTCGCGGTACCTACACAGAAGACTTAACACTATATGACGGAATCACACTTGTTGGTGAAGATGAAAACGATACTGTAATTACAGGTCAACATTTACCTCCAGCTTCTGGTAACGTGCAATTTAGAAACCTAAAATTTGTAGACGAAACAGCTGCTTTCTCAAGCGCTGCTGCTGGAACAACCACACTACTTTTCGAACACTGTAACTTTGAAATCACTAATGGTTACTCATTTGATTTGGTAAACTGGACTGGTTTAATCAATGTTATTAATGCTGGAAATAGTAGTACTCAAGATGGTTTCTCTAATAATACTGGTGGAGCTACTGTAGTAGCAGCTACATCAACATTAGGAGCAGGTTCTTCTAATGCGATGATACTTAGCGGTACTTCATTTCTTTTAGGAAACGTTTTAGTACCACCAGTTACTATCCAAGGTTCTGATACATCAGAATTAATTGGAGTGAAAGCAACATCAACAATTACTACTGCTGCAACAGCGATTGTTAAAATTAACGATGGTAAACTAGAAACTGGCGCATCAGCTGCAATTTCTCATGGTTCTGCAGGAGCATTATATTTATCTAACCTATCTATTGATTCTAGCAACTCTCCAAGTATTGACGGGGCAGGCGCTGGATCGATTTATGTTGGCGGAATACACTTCATAGACAATGACGAATTTGCTGGAACTTTGACAATTGCTTCTACTGATGAATTTGCTGTAAGCAATCTTAATGTTATTAACAACATTGAATCATTAGGAAAAGTAACTTCTGTTTCCCAGAATCTTGGTGGTTATGATATCTATGAAGATGTTGTTACTGTAAGCGCAGCTGAAATTGTACAATTGGCAGCTTCTCCAAAAGAACTTGTAGCAGCTCCTGGAGCTAATAAGTATATTGAATTCTTAGGTGGCACTATTTCCTTAGATTTCGGTACTACAGCTTATGACGATGCTTCCACTTCTGGAGATTTATTAATCAGAACAGGTACTACAAATACTGTACAATCATTGACGATTGAAGGGGATGGATTAATTGACGCTGTCGCTGACGCTGTATCTACAGCAAAACAATTGGCAACAGATGTTATTCTAGATGACAATGAATCAATTGAATTATTCAATGATGGTGCTGAATATGCTGCTACTGGCGGTGGAGACAGTATCTTAAAAGTTCTAGTGCGTTATCGCATAGTAGATCTTAGCTAAATAATAGCCCTCTTAATGAGGGCTTTTTTATTTACTCTATAAATTAAAAGTTTTAATATGAGAATAATAGAAAATATTTAAAATCTTGCAGTGCAAACTGTGCAGCAAAGCTGTTAATTTAAGGGGGATTTAAAATGGCATACGATAAAAGACTAAAATATTCTGCAATAAGAGAAATGGATTTCTCTCTTATCACAGATATATATCAAGACTTAGGATCTACCTTATCTGTAGTACCTAGAATCATAAAATTTATTAACGCTACAGATGCAAATATTTATTTGACAATTGATGATAGTACTGATGGTGACAAATTCCCAGCAGGAAGCGGAGAGATTATTGATTTAATGGCAAATAATCCAGTATCTGACTTAGTAAGTTCTTTCCCAATAGGTACTCAATTTGGAATCAAACATGATGGTTCAGCTCCTACAAAAGGTTATTTTGCTATAGTTACTATTGAACCAGAAAGTGGAAGATAGGGGGAACCATGTCACAATTTACAGTATTTAGTGATCAAGTTACATCTGGACAAGACGTAGAGACTTTGACAGGTAATTCAGGTGGTGCAATTCCAGCAGATTCTAATGGTAATATAAATCTTTTAGGAGATAATACCCAAGGTATTGATATTGCTGGTTCTGGTAATACATTAACCGCTTCTGGTATAGATGCAGCTACAGATCAAAAAGGTGTAGTTGAATTAGCTACTGGAGCAGAGACTCAATTATTAGCTGACACTACAAGAGCTTTAACAGCCTCTGGAATGGGAGAACTATTTGCAGTTGAGCAACAATCCGGATTTGGTGCTTTTACTGGAGCAGGCAGCATTTATACCGTTTCTGGCACAGATTTTACATTAGACAGACCAGGTTATGGTTGGATTAATACAAAATTAGTATCATGGAATGGAAGTCAAACACTACTTGGTTTAGCAACAGGATCGACCCATTTCATATATATTGATTCTTCAGGAATAATTGGATCTACAACTTCAAGGACACATGCTTTATATCAAAATAACATAGTTTTATTTGAAGCATGGATAGATGTATCAGGAACACCTAAAGTTACAGTTGTAAAGGAAAACCATAGATTAACAACTAATCCAGAAACAATGAGTGCAATGCATGATTTAGGTCTTCATGGATTCAATGCTTTTTCATCTGGAGCTTCTTTAGCTATTAGTGGTACACAAAGTTTACAAGTTATTGGTACATCAGAATGGTATGATCAAGATTTAAGTACCTCTGTTCCAGACTCAGCAGCATCACCAATAACATTTAATGTTGTATATACTAACGCAGGTGGTAAATGGGTGGTACAATCGACAGGAACTACTCTGCCATCACAATACAATAATGCTGGAACACCAACAGCTATTGGTGGAACTAATTTTTCAATCTTCGATATTCAAGTAAGTAAAGATGACATAGAATCTTCATCTCCAACATATTTTGCTGTTATGAATAATAGTCAATATAACTCACTTGCATTAGCTAATAAAGCTGTTAGTGATGGAACTTATACTATTCCGACAGCAGAATTAGCACTTTTAGAGACAGTACGTATTGGTATTGTTATTATGAATAATACTCAGATTGAGACGGTATTATCATCAAAACAGACTATTGGAACAGGTTCTCAAGTATCAATGGCTGGATCAGCATCTTTAGTAACTACTGATGTAACAAACTTTGATGGTTGGCTTTCAGGATCAGATACTAATGTTCAAGCAGCATTAGAGACATTAGATGATAAATACTTTAATACAGATACAGAATTAGTTACTTTGCAAGCTGTTACAGCTCCTTCACATTCTGCTGGTCAGTTATTTTATGATTCATCTTTAGATGCTATGACTTTCCATAATTCTAATGCTAATGTAGCTCTTCAAGTTGGAGAAGAGAATTGGATTAAAGTTATAAATAATAGTGGCGTTCAAATTGATAATGGTAAAGTAGTTTATCTTAGTGGTGCTAGTGGTGGATTTCCACAAATACAATTAGCTAGAGCTGATGCTTCTTCGACATCTCAGGTAGTAGGAGTTACAACTCATAATATTGCTAATGGAGCAACTGGATATATAACTACATTTGGTATTGTAAGAGGAGTTGGAACAGGATCTTTTTCTGGTGGTGACATGTTATGGTTATCAGCTACAACAGCTGGTAATGTGACTGTAACAAAGCCAACTAGTCCTAACTATGCTATTAGAATTGGATATGTAGCTAATGCTGCAGCTTCTCCAAATGGAACATTTCTTGTTAATATAGAAAATTTTGGAGATAAAGCAGATATTTCAGGATTAGCTGATACTGATGATGTTGAATTTGCTAATCTTACATTAACAGGAATATCTTCTGGATTTACAGGATCTTCTAATGAATTTAGACAGGCTGGTATTCAAACTACAGATGCTACAGTAACTCCTATAGCTACAATAACATTAGATACCAATACCATGGTTACTATCAATGCTAGATTTAATGGATTTAGAAATGATTATGCTGAAGCTCTTGGTGGATATATGCAATATACTGTTAGAAGAGTAGCTGGAGGAGCTATTGAAGTTTCTTCTCCAAACGTAACTACTGACTCTGATTCTGCTGGAACTCCATCTGTTGATGGAGATGTTTCTGGAAATGATGTTAGATTACTTGTACAGGGAAATGCAGGAGAAACTTGGGCATGGACTGTAACATATGATTATAATTTCTTAAAAACTAACGCATAGGTAAATCATGGATGGATTTTATAATAGTGACTTTTACGCAGAAAGCAGTGTAAATGCTCCTACAGGTAATTTTGATGATGTAACGATTACTAATGATTTACCTGTTTCAGATGGAGGTACAGGAGCTTCAACGGAAGCAGATGCAAGAAGTAACTTGGGATTAGCAATAGGATCAGATGTTCAAGCTTATAATGCAGATCTAACAACACTAGCAGGATTATCATCTGCTGATAGCAACTTTATTGTTGGTAGTGCTACAGGATGGGTAGTTGAGTCTGGATCTACAGCACGAACAAGTTTAGGTTTGGGTTCCATCGCAACTCAAGACTCTGACAGTGTATCCATCACTGGAGGTAGTATTACTGGTATCACAGATTTATCAGTTGCAGACGGAGGTACAGGTCGTTCATCAAGCACAGCTTATGCTGTTATTTGCGGAGGAACAACCACAACTGGAGCACAACAAAGCATCGCAAGTGTAGGAACTTCTGGTCAAGTATTAACTAGTAATGGTGCTGGAGCTTTACCAACGTTCGAAGATCCTGCCGGAAGTGGAAAATTACTTCAATTGGTTGCTTCTCAAAGTTCATCTCTTTCTAGCGGATCTACTGCTATGGTATTTGATGATACAATTCCACAGAGTACAGAAGGAACAGAGTTTATTACATTATCAATTACGCCAGAATCATCATCTAATACCTTGGTTATCGAAGCTGACTTATTAGTGCAAAATGATGATGCTGACTATATAGGTATGGCACTATATCAGGACAGCACCGCTAATGCTTTAACTGCAGCAATAGAAACAGTATCTACATCAGATGGATTTACTGGTATGATGCATCTTAAGCATATTATGACAGCAGGAACAACTTCACCTACGACTTTTAAAATTAGAGCTGGAGGAAATATTGGAACAACCTATATCAATTCAGCTAATTTGCCAGATGGAACATATACCGAAGTTACCACAACGATGTCAGATTATACGTCTGGCACCGTAACTATATCGGCTAGTGGTAACAATTACCCAGCTTGGCAAGCTTTTGATAATAATGCATCTAATTTTTGGGAATCATCATCAGTATCTAGTTGGATACAATATGCTAATACCGTACCGCAAACAATATCTAGATATACTATGCAAGCATTACCTGCATCATTAGTTGCTGTACCAACTGCTTGGACTTTAGAGGCATCAAATACTGGTGATTATACTGGAGAAGAAGTTGTGTTAGATACGCAATCCAGTATTTCTTGGTCATTAAGTGAAATAAAAACGTTTACATTTACGAACACAACAGCTTATGAATACTATCGTATAGTAGTAACTGCTGTAGGTGGGGGCGCCTCAGCTGCTATTTCAGAGATTGAATTATATGAAGAAGATCTATCGCCCGCAAGAGTGTTTGGTACTATAGATAAATCAAAAATAACCATTACTGAAATAGAGGCATAAAATGAATCACAAGATAATCTACGAATTATATCCAGAAGTTGTAAAGATAGTAGAAGATCAGGCTTATAATAATGATGGAGAGATAGTAGAAATAGATATTGATTTAATTAAAAGAGAAACACGCTTATATAATAAACAAAATCTCTACAAAGAAAAACGAAAAAAATCTTATCCTTCATTAGGCGATCAACTAGACATGTTATATCACGAATTAACATCTAACGGTTCTATTTCAACTAATGGCGAATGGTATCAAGCTATTATGTCTATAAAAGAAACTTATCCTAAACCAGAGGTATAACAATGCCTAGAATAAGAGACACTCAAGGTGTTGATATAGCTAGACTAAAAGTTATGCCACCGCCTTTTATAAGGGAGAGGGATCCTCTCCCAACTGATTATAAACCATATGAAATTGGTCAACAGTGGATTAACACAGCAACTTCTGATATATTTGAACTAGCTTCTAAATCAGGTGGAACTTCTACTTGGGTACAAATAGGTGATTCTACAGGAGAGTTGCATACTTTAACTGGGAATTCTGGTTCAGCAACTCCTACATCAGGATCTATAAATTTAGCTGGTGGAACTAATATAACTAGTTCAGCTACTGGAAGTACTGTTACACATAGTTTAAATTCAGAGATAACATTGAATTCAACTTCAAGTACAGCAGCTCAGATAAATTTACAGCGTAATAATCTTACATGTGGACAGTTCTATGGAACTAGAATGGATATAACAGATACATATCAGAATATTATTGGTGGAAGTGCTAGAGGATTATATATGGTATTTGCTGGAGG